TGTCGCCATCAGCATAGGCGTCATCAATGCCCTCACCTTCAAGGGCATTCTCAATGATGAACATAATGGGAGCAACAGCACCATCCGCTGTGGCATGCTTCTTAATCTCCTCAGCGGTAGTGGTGTACTCCACCAACATACCAGGCGTCATAGCCTCTGATACGTCCTTCTCCATGAAGACGTTCAGGTAGTTCTTCAATATGATGGTATTTTTTGCCATCTAACTTCTCACCTCCTTCCAGTTATTCCTTTTTCTTTGCCATAGGCGGTATCATGGGCTTTACTGAATCTTTGGATTTACTACCTCCACTCAAACCTGAGTAATCGGCAGTCTTAATCAACCCAGAAATCTTACGAAGCTCTCCAGTATCCTTCGCCTGAAGCTCCATCTCAGTGAATCCACTCTGTGCCTTGGAAATGTTACCTATAAGCTCATCACGTTCAGCCTTATGCAAATCCATTGCATACTCAATGGCGCCACGCTGCTCCTGAGCCAACAGTTCCAAGAATTGCTTCGGATCTGATAGCTGGCCTTTCAGTGCCTTAAGAGCATCCTCCTGATTGACCTCTGGAGTCTCTTCAGGTTCCTCAGTTTCAACTTCCTCGGACGGTTTCTCAGTCTCGATTTCTACAGGAACCATATCTTCAAGGAACTCTTTACCAAGATCCTCACCAAGTGCCATCAGCTTGTCCTTATCCTCTTCCTTCCATTTGGTTGCCTCATTGGCAATCAAAGAAGCAATCACTACATCACAGCCGTCACATGGCTTTTTCTTCCTTTCCACTTTTTCACCTCCTTCATTTGCTGTCTGTTGAGTCACATATTCCACTTTTCGTGCTACCTTCTCAGGCTCGCCATTGAATTCAACCTTACCATTATTCATGGAATACCTACGCTTGTATAACGCAGACGCTCCCATGGTGCGTACCTCATAGACGAAGTTATCTGAGAACACATCCACAAGGTAGAACGCTTTATCAGGCTCATCAAGGGCATTGAGCTTGAGTTGGATAGCTTCCATCACCTCCCCATAACCAGCTTCACACGCGGTCATTCTGATGACAGAATAACCCTTATTGGTTATAGCCTTGAACAAACTAGCACCAATCTCCGTCAAGTGCTCACCTCCTTCTTCATTCACACCCAAACCACATCCATCAGCAAGGCTGCAGGCCCCCTCATGTGATGTCAATATGGCTAGATGATCAGGAACATAATTATGCTCTATTCCTTCATATTGTTCTCCATTCCAATTACCCTCCACGAACTCCTTATCACTGAAATATCCAGTGCTTACCTCAAGCTCCGCCCCCTTCTCAACAGCAAATAACACTTCTGGGCATATTTGACGTAACCGTGATTCTCCCAACCAAGCATCGGACACCAATCTACCATCCCAACGGGTATTGAAGAGTGTTCCAACTGTAATATTCTCCAAAAATTCAGGACTGTTGCAAGACACCAATATACCCTCACGCTGAGGATGATTGATGCACACTGGGCGTCCATCCCATCCGTCAGGGGCCTTTGCCATCTCCTCTGGAATATGCAACATACGCCCGCCGCTACCATTATGAACACCCTCAATGAGCATCACAACCGGAACAACCAAATAACTCTCACCCATCCAAGATTCCCTGCGAATCTGGTAGCTATTTGCCTCCAGTTTATTGTTGACTGTCTCCTGATTGCCAACTGATCCACTAGCCTGTCTGATAGCCTTGCCAGCACAGCTTGAATCAGAACCGCCATCGGACATGCACTGCTTATACACAGAATTGGCAATCTTGACCCATTGACGCTTCTGCTTATCCGTCAGGCCCTTCTTGTGCTTGTCAACATCTTTAACAGTCCACGGCATTTTCTAACATCTCCCTTTACGTCCACCGGTCTTTCTACCGGTACCTTTCCCCGTATGACGTCCTCTACCACCACCACGCCCATCACGTGGTCCAGTGGCTTTTCTCGGTGGTCCTGTTCCATCACGCTTCGGCATTTTCTGATCCTCTCAAAACTCCAAGTTTTCCCATGGCTTCCTTGGCAGCAGGACCAGCATGGAGAGTATCTTTTAGAATCTTTGTGAGTTCTACACCAATCTCCTCCGCTGTCTTCCCACTATTGGTAAGAAATTGAGTAATCAAAGCAACATCCTCACCAGAAATCACTATCACCGCCTAGCCCTTTCTCGTCTAATCTTATCAGTGATATCTACAGGAATAGTACAACAGCGACATTGAGGATGACGTGGAATCATCTTTTCAGCCACATCTAACGTGAACACCTGACCTTCCAGCGCCTTGCAAATGGGGCAGACACGATTATCCTCTGCTGTCACCCACTCAGCCTTGACATAAACATCCTCAACCTCCCAGTTGCGATACTCCTGTATAGTCGCCATATGATGAGCACGAATAATCTCCGTGCGAGCAAGCATATTGGCCCGTCGTCTTGCTGGTATGTACCTTCCGAGCGTGTCTGTAATTCCCAAGTCCCCCGAAGGACCAGTAATAGTCCGCGTTAGCAGACGGGCCAATTGGAGCGGATTCTCACCTTCCGCAATCCCTTGCGCTAACACACGGCTTATCTGGGAATCCATAGCCGAAGTGATTCCCTTCAACTCAGCAAACGTTCGAGCATACAGTATCCCAACGCGATCGGCGTGAAAGGGGCCGAAGAACATAGGCGCCAGCCCACCCGACTCTATCGGCGGTACAGTATAGCCAGCCCATATCAATTCTGCTCTGCCTCTTCGTACACCCTGCTCATATGCTTGCCGAATGTATATGTCTGTCCATGCTTCCTCCAGAGGTTGACCTGCTTGATACCGCTCAGTGACCTCCAGTATATCGGCATCTATCATCTCCTGAAGCCACTCTCTGAAGGCTTCGATCTTTGCTTGGGACGTTGGGAAATCAAATGCCTGTTGTGCTGCAAACTCTCCCAATCCGAGCTTCTCTTTGAACACTCTGGCTTCCTCAGCCGCCAGCAGCCCAAACCCATCCTCAAGCACCACTACTCTCTGTATATCACGAGTCAGTTTAGTGAATCGTTTATTCATAGCCCTAGCGAACGCATTTCTCAATCCAGTTGTACGAGTAGGATCACGTCTGCCTAGAGCAGAGAAACTAGATTTTGTCAGAGACATCATCAGTCCTTACAAACTTCCTAAATCCATCACCAGCTATTGACACACAAGAGCCCTTTTCCTGCTCCGACATGTCAACTTTTTCCTCCTCCGTCAACACAATATCTGTAATTGTGTACTTCTTAATCAAATACTTCAATCCACACTCATCAGGCTCGTGAACATTATATGTAGCATGAACACGAACAACATCACCAGCCCAACAATGTAGATCGAACCCCACAAGATCATCGATTTCAAGACCAATCATCTTTGCCAAATCCTTGACAAATTCGCTACCATATCCAGAAAAATACATTATTCCTCTTCCTCAGGCACAGGAGGCTTCCTGGTTTGCTTCTTGGCAGCAGCCATAGCCTCTTCAATATCCAGTTCAGTTACACCGACTTCTTCTAAGTGTTTCTCCATCAGACCAAGTATGATGTCAATATCATCAAGTTCAAATCCCATGAAGAACTTGAAGAATGCCTCCTCAGTCACTATATCCCGCGCCCCAATGGCATTGGCGTAATAAGACAATGCCCTAGCCCTGACCTCACCAATTCTAGCCTTCTCCTCTTCACTTGGTGCGAATGGATCTTCCCATTTCAATCCATAATCTCCGGTAATAGGATCTGGGAGTATTCCATACGCTATCATCATATCAGCAAAGGCGCGGACAATCTGAGGTTCAGCAAACATATTTCGTCGCGTCTTTATACTCTCCAGCCATGCACTTCTATCCTCAGTACTCGCAAGCTCTCCGCGCTCAGATCCCGTTAGAATACGCTTGGGAATGCCTGTTATGGCTGAAATTGCTTGTATTTGAGTATCGACATGAGCGGTAGGATCGGCAACTTGCATAGCAAGAGGAGTGATC